ATATTCATAGACAAAACTTTGTTTGTTATGTCCCTTCCTACGCTGTCAAAAATCCAACTGTTTTTCGGCATGGTTACATTGTCCGAACATTAAGTGGAATCGGGCCTGACTGGCGCACATACTGCTGTAGTGCTCTGACAATGCTGTTGGGGTCGCCACCGTTCACATTGACAGTAATACCGCCACCACCACCAAAGCCCATACTGCCCAACTTTGACAACGGTATAACGGCTTCAGGGCCTGATTCGCCAATCATGGCTAATTGTGGACCCGTGACGATGCCCCCCTGGGCAAGCATGGGTATGTCTGGCACGTCGAATCCTTTGCCACCAATACCAGGAATCCAATCTGGGGTCTTAAACGACAGTTTGCCTACTGTGTTATTCCAAAGACTTGCAACAGCTCTAAACGCTGCTTTGAACGGTGCAGAAATGACGTCAGCAACAAACCCCATAGTGGCTTTTATGCCGGAATAGATCAGGCTGAACACGTTCATAATGTCATCTTTGAACTTGACAACAAACGCAATGGCTAAACCAAACGGGCCTGTAATGACTGCAAGAATTAACGGCCAGTTGTTTTTAACCCAATCAAACACGCCTTTAATAGCGCCCCACACGGCACCAAAAGCTGCGCCAACAACTCTGATAACACCATCAAAAATGCCGAATTCTTTTTGCAATAAAACAAGGATTGCAATAACAGCAACGATTGCGGCACCAATCAAAAAGATTGGGTTAAGCGCCATGATCGCATTGAACGCAGCTTGTATTGCGGCAAATGCTTTGGTTGTTGCGGCCCAGGCTGTGGTTGCGGCATTGACAGCAATAATGGCAACAGCCAAACCGCCGATAACAGCGCCCAAAGTTACTACTAGCGTGGTGTTGTTAGTTACGAAATCGGCAACAGATTTGAACGCTGGTAACAGTTTGTCGACTATTGGAAATACAGCGGCGCCAATTGACTCTTTGAATTCGCCCATTTGAATGGTGAACGATTTCATTTTGCCTGAAGCGGTGTTCGCTGAAGTCGAGGCGGCACCCTTGAATGTGTCGCCCAATGCGGCGAAAACTTCATCGGTTGTAGCGCCATTTTCAATCAGGCTTGCCAGGGCTGGGTCTAACTTCTTCAGTGGCCCCAGTTGCCCGTTAAATGCCTTTGACAGGGCGTCAGATACTGCGCCTAAGTCTTTGCCTGTACCGGCTGAAATGTCTAGTGCCAGGTTCATTAAATCTTGCGCTTTGGTGACGTCGCCAGTACCTCGTACGAGTTTGTCAAACGCTGGCCGTAATTCGTCATCGGCAACAGCAGCTGCAATAGACGTCTTAGTTATGAACGCTTCGACTGACTTAATTTGTGCGTCAGTTGCCCCTGTGGTGTTTCTCAGGCTGGTGGCAAGTAGTTGTGCGGCCTTGTCATCTTCCATGAACGCTTTAACGGCGTCTACAGCAACAATGCCCAGACCAGCAATAGCGGCGGCGGCTGGCACGGCGGCTTTCTTGATAGCAAACTGGGCTTTTTCGCCTGCTGTTTCTAACTTCTTAAATTCCCTAATGGCGCTGTCAATGCCCTTACTGTTGAAGTCTGAAATTACGGGAATTGAAATAGCCATCAGAACACCTTCAAATTCTTGTTTGCTTCAGCCATGACGCCTTCAACTACCTTTTGAACTTCGGTTGTCAGGTCAGCAATTTTTGCCTCGAATACAGGCCAGATAACACGGCTGGCAGAACGCCCAAATTTGTTACTAAACGCTGTCGCTAATGGGTTGACATTGGCACGGCCTGCAATGTCAAAGATTGCGGCGGCTGGGTTTTTTTGCATGACCGAAAAAGCGGCGCCTTTTTTCTTGTTGTTGACTCGAACACCAACACCACGAACAGCCTTTGAAGCAGACAACGGGAACACTTGACGCCCACCTGGTGCCCAGTTGCGTTTCGTGCCACTAGGGAAACGGCTGTCGTCGTAGTTTGATTTCATGGCGTCGGTCATTGGCTTAGAAATTTCACGCATGTTTGCCACGTACGCTTTTCTGAAGCCAGGTTCTACTTTGTTCAAGTATTTAACAGCTTCTTTGACCCCAGTAACTTGGATAGTCAAATCGGTTGCCATGGCTATTTTCTGCTTTCGTTGATGACCTTAATGACTGTTGTCAAATCGTTAACATCAAACTCTACTTCAGGTGGCCAGTACCCTGTCGCTGCAAGCAGTTGTGCTAAAGCGAATCGGTAGGTACTGGCAAGGTAGGGCGGTCAGGTTCACTACTGACTACTTCGAGCACTACCAGCTTTTTGATGAAGTCATCTAGAACCACCGGCACGACAACGCCGTGTTGTTGGCATGCCTGGTGGGCTAGATACGCCAGGTCTTCAATGCCAATGCCGTTAGACATGTCTGAAGCCTTACGCTTGAATTTGCGTTCCCACGAAACAATAGTGAAAAGGTTGGTGCTTACTTCTACAGGGCCTTCGCCCTGATCGACTCTAAGTGTTAGTTGCATGTCGGGCCGTTTCTGTTGGGGTTGCTAGATCAGGAAACAACGGTGGAAAGAACGCCACCCTGGAACGTAATTGAAATGGTTGACAGCTCGCCCATAGTTGCGTCGATCACTGGTAATTCGGCTAGGAAAGCCCCTACCAGTTCAAAACGGGGTGATGTGGCACTGGCAGTAGTCAAAGCGGCGTCAGTAGTCGCAACTTTAACTGTCGTAGTGGTGCCAACAAGAGCTGCAAGAGTTGCGTATGTTTCGGTGGCCGCATAGGACATATACAGCTCTAGCGTGATTTCCTGATTGTAAAGACCAGACACATAGACACGGGAAGTCCCACCAAAGGCTGTTGCCTCTAGTGCGTCTACACGATTAGTGACGGTGGCGCTGGTGCACTGGTTGGTCAAATTGACCGAGTTAATCATTACGCCAGGATTGCTGAGATAAGTGCTCGTCGACATTTTGGTTTAATCCTTTTTCTATTCATTGGTGTCTTATAAGTATTCACTTCACCATTAGCAATCAACTGAGATGCTTCCTCTTTCATTACACCACCGCCATAAGGGATTGGTGCAACTGCTCCAGACATCGGGTTTTTAATTACCATCATAATAAAATCACGATAGTTCTCAAAATACTCTCTGCCATAAATCTCAATCTGAACTAGCTTCTCGTGAGCATTCCTTGTCAACTGAGCTAGGATGTAGAAAGCGCATTGCTTTGTTGCCTGCTTTTCATTATTATTGCTTTGCTGTAAAGCGTATTGGTATGTGGAATCATCTAACCAGTAAGGTTGTTCTGTATCACCACAAGCCAGTCTAATACGCGCTACAGGATCGTTGATTGGGTCTAGCATTTAATACTCCTTTCTGGATTACCCTACATCGAAGGTAATTTAGAAAAGAGCTTATTACACTCTTTTCCCGTCTGCATCACGTTAGCAACACAGACGTTTGTTATTACATTTTAGTTCGAGCTATAGCCACGAACAACAACTGCTGGATTCAAGACCATGTTAGCCATATTGGTCTCCGCATCAATAGTCCATTGGTCATCATCCTCAGACATCTTCTCGAAGTAATACGCTTCTTGAGCTGGTACATTCACCAAGCCAAAGCGTTCAGCACTACCGTAGTAGGTCTTGAAGAAGTCAGTGCCAGTTGGCAAGATACGGCATTCACCATCAGGGATAAACTTCTCAGCACCGATACCACCACGGTATTCAATGCAGCGACCACGCTGAAGATTGGTACTTCGTCTAACGACGACGAGTTTGTAACCTCGACAACCATCACCACTGCAGGCCGTAACGACCTGTCCTCTACCTATCAGCCTCTGACTTTTATCAACATCGGCACTTCTGATGTTGCTGTGATTGCGACCACCGCTGGTACCGCTGCTACTGGCGCGGCCCATGTAACGATCATGTATGCACAGAAGGCTTCCAATGGCGCTGAAGACCCTGCCACTCCGTAAGGAGGTTCGGGTGGAGTTACAATCAATAATTGATGTTGTTGTTGGTACAGCAGGAGTCATATTCGGTTGGTTGTTCAAGATCGTTTGGGATGCCATCAGGGAACTCAAGGATGATATGAAAGAGACCAACCGATTGATCCATGAAACATACGTGCGTAAGGACGACTACCGCATAGAGATGGCAAAGATCGAAAATATGTTTCAGCGTATTATGGACAAATTGGACGAGAAGGCTGACAAATGACCATGCCCTCTCGTGGTGTTGCTAAAATTCAAACTAAAGCTACAGGTGATGCTATGAAATGTGGAATGAA